ACTGTGAAGTTTGGGTATGTTAATTAATGCTTTGCCTGGTTCCGTTCTGTCAATCTCGGAATCTTTCCGCCATTCTTCCAATAATTCTTCTAGTTGCTTCATATTGTAAATCCTCCTCACGCTATGTTACACTAATGGCAACAATTTGTCAAGCTATATTAGAATGTTTTTTCTATGTCGTAGTAACTGTACCGAAATGTGGCATCGGCAGTAATGATGTTATCCGGCCCGTCTTGTGTGTTCATCACAAAGGTAGATATTGATGTTGGGAATACCTGATGAAACTTAAATCGGTAAGATACATTGTTTGAAGATGACAATATGTTTATAGAGGCATCTGAGAATTGTGGGAACTTCTTATTGAGGTCGGTGGCTGCCGAATTGTATTTGTTTAATCTAGGCAATCTTTGATATTCTTCAAACTCCACAGGAAAAGTCATAGCACGAATCCAATCATGTATCTCTTTCCATGCAGTTAAATCTTCATCAACCATGAAAGTGACATTCAATAAATCGTAAATGGCCTTTTCGCCTGGCGAATAGATGTCAACAAATGGGTTTACAATTACGGCCTCTGATAATGAGATACCAGGTACACTTACTGACTGACAAAAGTATTGAACATTTGGTACTCGTCCAAAGCTAAGTATAAAACGACTACCAATGAGTGGATTTGGATTTGTTGGGTTTCGTGTGATTGCTGTCATAATGGTATTTATAAGATAAAAAAAAGAGGCACCGAAGTGCCTCTTTTAACAGTCCCTTTTTATAATTATTATTATAGGACTTGTTTAATTACATCAAGTTCTTAACTACAAAGCCACGATAGTAAACATTGGACTGAGCGGTCAATGCACCTTGTGTTACAGCGGCAGTTCCATCAGCAAAAGGATTGGAAACAAGACCGTAACGGGTCTTAAATCCAATTTTTGGTTGGAATGTACCGGTGTCAACTGCACGAACCATTTGTAATGGAACATATGGGCAATAGAACAGACCAGCGTCATATGCATTTGAACCCTTGTAACCAACTACAGCGAATTCATTTGTAGAACCTGCTGGGAAGTATGGGTCAATATACACTTTGATACGGCCAAACAATGTACCAGCAAATGTATTACCTGTGTCATCAACAGTCAAATTAACTTGACCTTGTAATGCAGATTGATAATCCAAAATACCAGCCATTGCCAATGCGGAAGCAACATCAGAAGAGCAAAGCATGATGTTGCCTTTTCCTCTACGAGTTTGCTTGGCGATTGTATTAGCTTCACGCTCAATTTGGAACGCTAAACCTTTAATCTTCTCAACCATCCAACGACCGTTAGAATCGGTGTCAAGGTCAAAAATACCACGAGTTGTAGTACCTACTTGTGCGCCTAACTTAGCAACACCATAGATGGTACGAATAACTTCACGGTTGATTTCAGCAAGAATCTCTGTTGAGAGAATGTTTGCTAATTCGGTTTCTGCATCTAGACCATGAACTGCTTTGAGGTCTTGTGCAAGTTCCATGGAGTATTCTGCTTTGAGAGCACGGGTCTTTGCAGTAACCGTAACTTTCTCAATAGAGAATGCCATTTCTTGGAATGTGTTACCAGCGGCACCATCACCTAAATTCTCACCTTGGTTGGTGGTCATAGCACTAACAGCAAAAGCGTTAGATGTGAAAGTTTCTGTGGTATTAGCAGCGAGTGTCAAATTCGTAATCTGTGCCAATTGAGCAGCAGTAATAGCTGCATTGGAACCAGAGAAGAATGTGTTAGCTTCGTTGTAGAAAGCTTCTGTACCAGTTTGTGTGCTATAGCGTGAACGCATAGCAAAAATCAAACCAGTTGGGCCTGTCATTGGTTGAACACCGCAGACATCATAAGCGATTAGGTTTGGCAACGAACGGCGAACCAAGCTGATTAAGATTGGATCAAAGTTCTGAATTGCAGCACCAGTTGTGTTGTTTATGGTTTCTGTAATCATACCAGATTTCTGCATTTCTACGGCTTGGTTCTCAAGCACGACAGCTGTTACAGCTTTACGATATGGGTCAGAAATTGTTGGAAGGTCTGGATGATCCAGAACGCCATTCCATTTTTGTTGTAGTGGTTCGGACAAATACATTAAGTTTCTCCTTTTGTTTTACTTAAAATTTTGTTTTAGAAATTGCGTTAGATACTGCGGCAACAAATGGATCATTAATCACTTTTTGTTCACCAGCATCTTCTACTATTTCGTGTAGTTGTTGTTCATTGGCTTTTTTAATGCCAGATGGAAAATAGTTCTCACGAATTGTTTCAAGCTTATTTGTATATTCTTCCTCTGTGGAGAACTCTACACCCTCTGCGAGTGATTTGATTTTTTCAGCTTGTGTGGTTGTGAGACCATCACATACTTCACGGGATAATTCATTCTTGCGGGATTCTACAAGAGCTTTAGCATAAGAAATGCCACGCTCAATTTCTTCATTGAGTTTGCTTTCTAGTTCTTCAACTTTACCAGCAAGTTCGTCAACGAGGTCAACTTTTTCGGTTGGAACATCAATATAATGTTCTGCGAAAAGATTGCGTAGACCAGCAATAAATTCTTCGGTGAGTTCAGCGCGGAGGCCGGACTCTATTGCGATTTCGTTATCTGTTAACCATTGTTCAACGACATAGTTTAGGTAGTCATCTACTTTATTGGTTAAATCAGTTTTGATGTCATCAATAGCTTCTTCAAGCATTGATGTATATTTTTCTTCAATTTCTTCTTCAATTTGTAATACTCGGTCTTGAACACGAGCTTCAAAAATTGTAGAAACTTTGTCTTTGAATTCTTCTGAAATGGTAGAATCGTCAGCAAAGAGAGCATCTACATCCTCTTTCATCTTTTCTTTCATTTTCATTTTCTTCATCATTTCTTTATCTTCTTTTTCGTCATCATGCATTTTTTCAGCAATGACTTCTTCTTCAGATTCAGTTTCTTCCATTTTAGCAGAAGCAGCTGAAGCCTTCATTTTGATAGAAGCGGCATTTTTAGAGGCTGCAGAATTATCAACCGCCTTGGTGGTATCTAATTTAGCAGAGTCATCGTCCGGCTTATAATTCTCTGGTGTTGGTCCGCCCACATCAACGACTTGGGTGGACATTTTATGCATTGGCTCGCTTGGAGCGGATTTCTTACTTTGAGTAAGAATGTCTGCTGCAGCTTCCATTAGTTTATTTGTTGCCATTAGGAATCTCCTTATGATTTCTTATTTATAAAATTAAAGTTTTCTGAGGTAATTTTCAAACAGTTTTAGAGCAGTAGCCTCTATTTGGCTACGGGAAGCTCTCTGTATTGTTGTTTTAGCGATGTCAAAGTCCTTCTCTACGAAGTGACCCTCTACAAACATCCACTCTTTATTCTCCATGATGCCGTTAACGAAAGCGCCTGGTGCCGATGGATCTGCTACAATATCGGCCGCAGTAGCAAGCTTTAGGTCGTCCTGAACAAGGTTATAACCCTCTTTGGTCTGTACCAAAGAACCTAAGGCTCTAGATGACACTCCTACTTGAATATCGTTATCAATAAAATTCTTAACGATTTGGCCATAAGGAGTTTCTAAAATTAATGCTTTGCCATAGTATGTGTCTCCATCTTCTTTTAGAGAAACAATTTTGTGTGATACTCTTTCCAAGTTAATAGACGGAGTATCAGGATGCCCTAGTTCACCAAGCGCTCGGTTGGTGTTAATAAATTCTTCTGTATAACGATTGACTTCATTGCGAAGTGTGTCCATTTTATACATGCGATTGTTTTTGTTGACGGCATTACCCACTAAAAAGGTGCCTTCAATGTAAAGTTTTTTTCTACCATCTTCCATTTTTTCGGTAAGATACTTTACATTTTCTACGGATTCTCTGATAAGTTTCATGTTACATTCCTGTGAGTGCTGGACTATAAGTAGCCGTTTTCGTTAGTTGCATTATCAAAGTTCCTGCTGTTCCTGTATGTTCAATAAACACATTTGAGGTTGAGTTATTTGCAAGAGTAATATCATATTCATAGAATACAAAATTAGCAGCAGTTGAAGCCAATTCTAATATTAAATTACCTGTTACATTATTACCTCTATAAACTCTAAAAATACCATTTGTTGATGTTGACACCTGTGCAATAGCCGCAGCTGACACCGTTTCTCCCGTTTGAGCAGAAAGATCCGATAAATTAATGTGTGTATTAGCAGCGCCACCCACAAGACGAATTGTTGATTTTGCTCTAACAGCGTTTATGATTTCTAATGGCATTTTATTTTAATCCTATTGATGCTCGCCTACGCATTGACATTTTTCTCTTTAGCAATGACCGGCGAAGCTTAGCCCTTCTTGTTGTTTTCCATGACCGTTTCAATAAACGGGATTTTCTTAATCTCTCTACAGCTGAAATTCTTTTAACTGTGTTACCTGAAATTCTATACCCTTTAATACCAGAGCGCCTGCGATTCTTTTGAACCACAATTTTACCTTTGGCATTTCGTCTAATTCTGCGGCGAATTCTAGTGATTCGTCCCATTTTAATGAGATTTGGATTTCTTTTCTCATCAAGTTGTTCTTCTACAAACTCAAACATATCTGCTTCTACATAACGCTTGGCTTCTTCCAAGCGTTTTTCTACTATCTCAGCTAAACGATTAATACTGCATTGTTTAGCTTCGTTTAATTTACCAGAAATAATTAATTCAATTAAATTCATTTCATTTTATTAACAGCAAAGTTGGCTGCTTTTTGCATATGATGTGACGACCTTGCTACCATATCAGCAAATTTCTTTTTATTATCATCATTCAAACTTTTATGCACCATCAATACTGCATGTGCGGTTTGAACATCGACCTTACTAGCAGAACCATCTTTATGTCTTACTGTGCCATAACTATGACTATCTTTAATCTTTTGTAGTTGACCAATTGCATCAACTGCTTCCTCAATGGTTTCTTCTGCCTGAAGTGGAGCATCAATACCTTTACCATAAGGAATGGTAAAATATTTATCTAATTGTTTGTTATAATATAGAGCTACTCGTGTTTTATTTGGATATAAACGAATAGCCTTGCGTTTCAACATTAAAACAAAAGGCGGATCTTCTTCTATATCTGATGTAGCTTCTACAATTTCAAAATCTTCTTTAATATCCTCATCTTTGCCGTAAGCCACATCACCAATTTTAATTCGATGAGCTCTTACTTTACGACCAGAAGGAGATACTTTAATGTCGGCAGTATCTAAAATACCTTCTTCTAGTCCTTCTTTTACCGCTTGTCTAGCACGCATGAAAATTTGTTTATTATTACTAATTAAATCTGCCATGCGATTGAACAAGTTACGCATAATTTCTCTATCAGCATTATTGAACTGTGGACGCTCTTCAGTCATCTTGTCCATAATGCGATGGATTCGTGCTAACTGTGCTTTATTGGCCAGACCAGCACGAACAAGCATGTCAAACTGTTTATAGTCCGACTTTTCTTCCTCTACAAGGTTTTTGAAATCTTGTAAATTTTTCATTCTTCTTCTACTGGTGTATCCGCTGTGTCTTGAACTTCAACATCTAAATTTTCTTCACCACTATACAATGATTGTGCTAATTCAATTTTTTTGGTATCTAATGCCTCAAAGGCTCTAGATGCTAAAAGGTCGTTCAATAATTCTTTAGCACCAACTGCATCACCAGTAGCCACTTGATTAATAAAATTTTGTGTGTCCATATTATTCTCCGTTTATCGCCTATTTAGTAGAGATGAATACTTCTCTACCTCAGCATCCAACATTGGTGTCATAGATTCAGAGGCACCATTCTCTTGTGTATTATCTTCAGGTGGATATTCTTCAGCACTTACTTGCTCTTGTTCCATGCCAGGCTGCTGAAGTGGTTGGCCAACACCTTGTTCAGATTCTTTGGCCATTTCTTTTTCCATTGCTTCTACATCTTCATCCGTTTGTTGTAGAATATTCTTTTTAACCCATTTAGCAGAGAAGTATCTGCCCATATATGGATCAACAGTTGCTAACAACTGAACTCGTGATGTAAGTAATTCTGTATCTCTTAGCTCCGTGAAGTTATTATCCTTCATGTAGTCATAATAAATATCTTCTCTAAACTGGCGCCATTCGTCTTGTGAACAAATGCCTTTTAGAACTAATTGTTTTTCTAACGCATGGTCAAATATTTGAGAAAACTTATTACGCAATCTGGTAATAAATTTCATAAACTTAACTTCGTCACGGGTTACTTCAGTTGTGCGACCAAGACCAATCATGCCACCTTGTTGTGGTTCTAAACGAGAAACTGGAACATTCAATGACTGTAAAAGCTTCTGACGGAAGTATTTTACATCCTCTAGTTCACCAAGGTTTTGGCCTGCAGGCAATGTGGTAATCTCTGTGCCTTTACCACCTTCACGGCGTGGCAGCCAAAAATCTTCAAGCATTGACATGTGCTTGCGGTCATCACGCAACTCACCAGTATTGGCATCATAAACCATCTTGTTACGATACTTAACCATAATATCTTTTAAATATTGTTCGGCTTTACCTCTTGGTAAATTACCTACATCAATATAAAATATACGGCGTTCAGGTGCTCGTGATATACGATAGATAACTACCGCATCTTCAATCATGCGTAATTGATTTAATGGTTTAATGGCTTTGTGTAGATAAGAAATAACAAATGTATTCTTAGCATCCATTAGACCAGAGTTTACATTAATTATGGCGTCAGCAGCAATTCTTAGACCTGCGTTAATTGAAGCACCATATGATTGTGCAGCTGTACCTCGGTCAGAGTAAACATAATACTCGGCAATAGAATCAATAATATCAGCGCCAGTTTTTGGGTCTTTACCTTTTTTAACTTCACGCACCTTACGAATCTTGCGTGGGTCAATGTATCTTAGCTCTTGTATGCCTGCTTTTGGATCTTTTTCGTTAACCACGACATGATAGTAAATACGGCCATCAATATACCAACGCTTAAATAGGTCATCAGAAAGATTACCAAAGTTAAGCATTTTGAGAATATTTTGAAATTCTTCGTGAATTTTCTTTTTGACTGTTTCAGGTTGCTTTAACTTATCTGTTATAATATCAACAGTTCTTCCTGTAACATCGTGAGTGATTGCTTCATTGACAA